TTCGATGAGGGTAAAGAAACAGTCGGAGCGTTCGTATTAGACGCAATAACTCCCATGGTTACCTTATTCGTCGATAAAGTAATTCCAACGCTGAGCACACTTGCCACAGATATAGGCGAGGACTTACAGCCAGTTTTCGAATCACTAGGTACATTTTTTAAAGATACCTTTCTGCCGGGCGTGACGGCTCTATGGGATTACCTAAACAAATACTTCGTGCCAATTTTTAAGGCTGGTTTGACTCCAGTATTGGAAGGCGTTAAAACAGTCTTTAAAGCTGTCGGCGATCTGATCGAGGACAACACAGGATTTTTCAAGCTACTCGGAGTCGGCGTTACCGCGTTCTTACTTGTCGCTAGACCATTTGCGGCGTTTCTAGGTGGAGCATTTAAGACCGCATGGTCAGGCGTTGCGCTTATTATTAACGGCGTTAGTAAAGCAATTCAGGGCGTCGTCGCTGGCATTAACGGAGCGATTAAGGTTGTTAACTTACTTATTAAGGGCTATAACATCGTTAACAATTTAAAGCCCGGATCTAAAGATTTACAAGAAATCCCAATGCTCGCAACTGGCGGTTTAGCTAACGCAAATCAGCCTTATATTGTGGGCGAACGAGGACCAGAATTATTCGTGCCATCTGGTAATGGACGCGTTATTCCAAATAACAAATTAGGCGGTGGTGGTGGCAATATCTATATCAACGTGTCAGGAGCAATCGACCAGGAAGGCACAGCTCGCCGAATCGTTGACGTTTTAAATAATAGTTTTTATCGCGGCACAAATGGCGCTAATGCGCTGGCGTTCTAATGACAGTATTTAACCCAGTTTGGCGCGTAAAGATTCAAGGCGTCGAATATACGACTTACACGCTGGCAAATCTGAGCATTACTAGCGGTCGAACAAACATTTATCAGCAAGCGCAAGCGGGCTATTGTAATTTAGAGCTATTAAACTTAACTCAGGCAATCGTAAACATAAAGATAAACGATTCAGTTTCGATCGAGCTAAAAGATTCGACTAACGTTTACGTTCCGATATTTGGCGGAACCGTCGTCGATTTTGGAATCGAGATTGTTACAGCTGGCAGCGTAGGAATTAACCAAGTCTTAAAGATAACCGCGCTGGGAGCTTTAAGCCGCTTACCTAAAGCGCTTACCGATGGCGTTCTAAATAAGGATTTTGACGGCGATCAAATTTGGGAAGTTTTACAAGATTTACTTTTAAATAACTGGGGCGAAGTTCCAGCAGCTGAACAATGGCAAAATTACAATCCGACCGAAACATGGGCAACAGCTGCTAACGTGGGATTAGGTGAGATCGATCGTCCGGGCAATTATGAGCTCTCAGCTCGATCAGCTGATCGCACAGACGTTTATTCGCTAGTTTCAGGGCTTGCGACGTCCGGTCTGGGCTATATTTATGAGGACGGCAGCGGACTTATCAGCTACGCCGATTCGACTCATAGATCCATCTATTTAGCGACTAATGGCTATACAGACGTAACGGCTAATCATGCGCTATTTAACGGGCTAAAGATTGAAACCCGAGCGGGCGACGTTCGTAATGACATAACCTTAAAATATAAAGCTAACGGCTCTAGTGAGGTTAGCGCCGAGGACATTAACTCGGTCGAGATTTACGGTCGTTTAGCTCAGGTCATAAATACGACAATCGACAAAGCGGTGGACGCTCAAGATCAAGCCGATTTTTACTTAACGCTAAGAGCTACGCCTCAAGCGAACTTTACGTCGATCAGTTATCAGCTCACAAACCCCGAACTAGACGACGCGGATCGCGATTCGCTTATTAAAGTATTCATGGGCTTACCGCTGCGAATTAGCGACTTACCGCCAAACATGGCGTCCGGAACGTTTCTAGGATTCGTCGAGGGCTGGTCGTTTAAGGCTGCCTATAATGAAATCGCTGTTACTTTAAATCTTTCGCCGATTAGTTATTCGCTTCAAGCTATGAAGTGGGAGCAAGTTCCTATCGCGGAATCGTGGAATACTATAACCGGATCGCTAACGTGGGAAACCGCGTTAGTAGTGGCATAAGGAGAAAACATGACAAACCCAACGAGTAACTTCGGCTGGCAAATGCCAACGCCGACGGATTTGGTAACCGATTTACCAGCTGATTTTGAAGTCTTTGGTCAGGCGGTCGATACGTCGATGGCTGATCTAAAGGGCGGAACGACTGGTCAAATCCTGTCAAAGGCTACAAATGCGGACATGGATTTCACATGGATCACAAATGACGTCGGCGATATTACAAACATCGCGGTCACTAGCCCAATTACAGGGGGCGGGTCAAGCGGCTCAGTAACTATCGGCGTTAGCGCAGCTTCAACAAGCGCTTCAGGCGTTGTTCAACTCAGCGACTCAACTTCAACCACTTCGAGCGTTTTAGCTTCAACACCGACAGCAACTAAATCAGCTTACGATCTTGCCGACGCGGCTATTGCTAAATCAACACTTACAACAGCGGGCGACGTTCTATATCGCAACGCAACCGTTCCCGTTCGTTTAGGAATTGGCACAGCTGGTCAGGTCTTACAGGTAAACAGCGGAGCAACAGCTCCAGAGTGGGCAACTCCAGCCAGCGCCGGAGTCAACTTATTACTAAATTCTAATTTTGCCCTAAATCAACGAGCTTATGTTTCAGCGGCAAACTTAGCGTCTGGGTCTTATGGATTTGACCGCTGGAAATCAAATTACACAAACACCACCTTAACTTTCACCGCTTCAACACAGGGTCAATCTTTAACAATTAACGCAAGCGGTGGGTTACAACAAATTATCGAACAGGGATTAGTACCAGCTGGTACTTATACGCTTTCGTGGACTGGTACTGCCACAGCTCGCGTTTACAATGAAGGCGGCACTCCACCCTCTTATGCGGCTTCGCCAGTTACTTTTACAGCTGACGGAGCAGCTAACGTCGTCGTAGAATTTACAGCGGTTTCAACGACTAAAACAGTTTCAAAAGTTCAGTTTAACGCTGGCACAAATACAACGTGGGCTTTAGCGACTCCGACTTTACAGACCGAGCGCGCAGCTTGCCAGCGTTATTATTATCGAAATACTGCTATTACATCGACAGAAATTGGAACAGCAATCGGTAGAAGTTCAACGGTTACAGACTGCGTCATTAACTTTCCAGTCCAATTACGATCCAATCCAAGTTTCGTTGATTTCGGCGGAACGTTTTCTTTAACTGATCCGGGCGTTGCTGCTTATACCTGTACGACGTTAACTTTCGTACATGCCTCAACTTTAACTGCTTTCATCAGACCAACCGCAGCCAGCGGTTTAAGTCAAGGCAAGAGTTACACGCTAAACTTACCGACCGCCGCGTATCTGGGATTTGGAGCTGAATTATAAAATGGCTAAAGTTAAATTTATAACGAGCGAAACGATCGAAACGGGCGAAATTGTTGAAACCGTTTTGATAGATCATGGCAACGGCGAATTTACTTCAATGTTAAAAAGCGCATACGACGAACAGCAAGCGGCTGCGGTAAATGTTACTGACGAGCTATAACGGCTGGACGGCTTCCAAAGACCAAGCCGAAATCGGAATCAAGTCCTACGCGATACCGGGCACTAAGTTAAAAATTCGCTGCGCGGAAGCTGTCGCACCTTTGATCGTGGGTTTCTGTACGGAATTTAACGAGTTAATCGAGCCGATTGACGGCGGACAGCTCGACGACTGGGGATACGCATTTCGCATGGTTCGCGGAAGTACGGATAAACTTTCCAACCATAGCTCGGGTACGGCTTTGGATTTGAACGCTTTAAAACACCCACTCGGAAAGCGCGGCACATTTCCAGCTGAGAAAGTTCCAATGCTTCGGGCGCTTGCTAAGAAGTACGGTTTATTCTGGGGCGGCGATTACAAGAATAGAGCCGACGAGCAACATTTCGAAATCAACGTAAGTCCAAAAAAAGTCCTAAAGCTAATCGAAGCTTTGGGGTTAGGAGAAAAGTAATGAAAGAACTAAAAGCGGTAGCAGCTAGTTATGGTCGGTCAGCGATTGCGGGAATGCTGGCTGTTTACATGACTGGCGAGACTGATCCCAAAAAATTGGCGTGGGGCTTATTTGCTGGGATCGTGCCGGTTCTAATGCGTTACTCGAATCCCAAAGACGTTTCGTTCGGGGCTAAGGCTAAGTGAACGCAAACGACTGGGCGGCTATGGGCGTGGCTATTGTCACGCTCTTAGTTGCGTTTATGACCGGTATTCGATACTTAGTCAAGTATTACCTCAGCGAGCTACGCCCTAACTCAGGATCAAGCGTCAAGGATCAGGTTTCCAGACTCGAAGCTCGGGTCGATGAAATTTACAGTTTGCTTTTAAGCAATTCGACACGCCGTTGAACAGGCGTAAGGCTTGAAATTGTCAGACATTTAGTTCACCCTATAACTAGGGAGCGAATAAGTCGCACCCGGAATCGGGAGCTAACATGTTTACAGTATTGGAAATGGCGATAGCTGTATTTATCGCCGGTATTGGCTGGTTTCTAGTCGGCTGGACTATCGGTTACAAAGAGGGCGTAAAAGACGGATTTAATCGCGGTCGAGCAGCCGGACTTCGTGCCGCTACTGAGCGATTGAGAAGCTACTAATGGCTATTCCACTAGAGGGCTACGAATCAGTTGCCGAACGTATCGAGAAATTCTGGGTTAAATATCCAAACGGTCGAATCGACGTTAACATCGTATTTCAGGACGGGACTCGCTACATAGTTCAGACTGATATTTACAAAGAGGTAACCGACCAGTTACCTTTCGCGACAGATTTTGCCGAGGAAATTAGATCAAACGCTAATCGCTTTCCGCTAGAAAACGGCAGCACCTCAGCAATCGGGCGCGCATTACATACCGGCGGATTATCAAAGTTTAGCGAGAATCAAAATCGCCCGTCGTTTGAGGAAATGAAGCGAGTGGAACGCCCTATTGCTACGCCAATAGCAGCAACTAGCGAAGCTTTACCTAACGGCTCTTTTGATCCTTGGGACATGACTAAAGCGGTTGCCGAAATTGGCGGAATCCTTACCGGGCGATCCTGCGCCCATGGCGTAATGATTCGCAAAGAAGGAGTCGGGAAAACTGGAAAGCCTTATAAGGGCTGGGTTTGCCCGGACAATAACCGGACTTGTGCGACATGGGAATAAACAAAATCACGCTTACACGCGACGAGGAAGTTCAAGCGGCAGCCGCCGCGTTTACCTGTGAGTTTCGTGGCGAGGAAAATTTCTATTTCCATGACCAAGCTATGAGAGGCAACATACACGACTCGATAAAGCGTACAGCTGAGGCGTTTGGGGCTGAGATAGCAGCTGCTAAGTTCTTTGGAATCACCGACTTTAAGATCGAATTAGACAAATTTAAAATTCGAGCAGACATAGGCAACCGAATCGAAATCAAGCATACTCGATGGTTAGATGGTCATTTGATCTTACAGCCTAGAGATCGCACCGAGGACTTAGCGGTTCTAGTCGTGGGCGAATCGCCAACTTATTACGTTAAGGGCTGGATACCAATTAGAGCTGCTAAGACATCTAGGTTTAAGCATGATAAAACAGAATCCTGGTGGGTTAGTCAGCACAATCTAAATTCTATGGAGAATCTAAAGGAGTCTAACTATGGACAAATTGAAATTTGAGTGTCGCCGCTGTAAGCGCGAAACGCTACAAGTCGAACGCATAGTGACCGACTTACTTCCGCCGGGCGTTAAGACGCTTGAGTGTACGGTTTGCGGCACTATGGGCGTGTGCCTAGTTGGGACTACTAATGCCTAGTTATCTCTATCGCTGCGACCAATGCGGCGGCGAGCTTGAGATGAACCACTCGATACCAAGTAACGGCGATCTAGCGCCCCTATGTTGTAGTTATCCAATGATAAGAGTATTTAGTGCGCCAGCGATTATCTTTCGCGGCACAGGTTGGGGAAAGGATAAGAAATGAGCAATCCACATATGAGAACAGTATTAGCCGAACTAAGAGAAATAATCGCACGTCAAGTCGAGGCGGAATTTCTGCCGTTACATATATGCGAACGCTGCGGGAACGTAGCTGAGGGGACGTTAGTCCAGCGAATTGTGGCAGCTATACGAGATGAGGACTAATGCCGTTCGATAACAAGCATTACCGGATCAGCTCGAGCAGCTTCTTAGCTTTATGCTGTAACGAGATTATGTTCAAATATACCTGTCGCAAATGCGGCGAGGATATGGGCTGTTATTACTGTTCGTTTAACTATGATGAAGCCCATGAGTGCGATGAATAGTTATCCACAGATTAGAAAAGTTATCCCCAGCCTGTGGGAATCGCCCAAGATCACGCTCAATGTTGCGCGGTATTTGACATCGCTTGTACGATTAACTCTCTCGACGAGAGCCCCACAGGGGGCGAGCTCGCGGCGAGTCCTACTAACGGGCGTACTATGTTTAGCGTGGGCTATACCGAGTCCTACATGGGCTAGTTCAATAACATCTAAAGATAACTACAAGCTTTACTTACATAGTCGAGTAGTTAGTGATAGCCAATACCAATGCGCTTATAAGCTATATATGAAAGAATCTAGGTTCGATAGTCGAGCCGTCAACGGTAGTCATTACGGCATACCTCAGCTGCGTAACAAGAAGCTAAAGCACTTAGATGGTTACACTCAAATAGATTGGGGTATCCGGTACATCGCTCATAGATATAAAGGCGATTGGTGCTTAGCATACAAACACTTCAAAGACAAGGGGTGGCACTAATGGCTAGTGCTGTGGATAATGGATCATCGAGTCAATGGAGAAAGATAAGGGAACGCATACTTAGGCGAGATAGTTATTGCTGTCAACAATGCGGACAAGATAACGGAAAGTTACATATCGACCATATAATTCCAAGAAGGCTTGGGGGTGGCGATAGTGACAGCAATTTACAGACTTTATGCCAAAAGTGTAATTTATCTAAAGGTGGGCGTTTTTTTGGTATAGATAAAACAC